GAGCCCGGTCAGTACGCTCGATGCCGTGGTCTTCGCGACGGAAGCCTCCGTCTGCTGGCGAAGGAGGGCAAGCGTGGACTCGCGTCCCGCTTCGAGCGTCTTGTACGCCTCCGCCCCGGCCTTGCGGAACTCCGCCTGCGATGCGGCGAGCATCTTCTCGTAGTTCGACACCGCGCCGCCCATCTCCCTGCCGAACGCTCCGCGGATACCAGCGGTACGCGCCTCGAACTTCGACAGGTCGATTCCCGCACGCGACGCGAGTTCCTGACGGGTGCGCTGCATCTCCGTCGCGTACTTCGTCATCGTGTCGGAGAACGCCTTGCTGTAGACCTCCGCGTTGGCGGTGCGCTCCTTGAGGAAGGAGTCGATCAGGTCCTTGTACTCGGTGCTGGCGAACGTGCGGGCCTCGCCGTAGCCACGCTCCATCCTCTTGATGGCCTCCGTGTACGACTTCCTGCCGCCGAAAAGGTTACTGAACAGTCCCATCAGTAGGTTCCCTTCACGTTGTTCGTATGGCTGACCGGGTCGATCAGCACCGCCATGCGCTCAAGAGCCCACGGTACGCCATAACTGTTGATTTGCAGATAGATGGCCTGACCCCTGATCCTGCACCGAAGGGAGTCGTTCCGGCCCGGAAGCAGTTCGTCCGCGAAGTCCGTAACCACGGCAGACGAGTAGATCGCCCCGCCGATCCTGTACCTCGGGGCGTAGACGTTGGCCGGAAGGGTCGGCAGATCGGACGCCGTTCCCTGCGAACTGTCGTAGGTATACGTCCCGCTCGGGGCCTGCGTCGTCGCGCCCGGAAGCGTCTCGTCCCGGCGGTACATGGTCCCGTCGTTCGTGTGCTCGATGGCCCAGTCGATGTTCGCCGTGTCTTGGTTGTACACCCGGTTCCGGCCCTTGGTGTAGGTCCGCGCCCCCGGATCCTGAATCAGGGTGTCCGCGGTCGTGTACGTCCCCGGAATGGGTGTCTCCCAGAACAGGTCGAGGTACTTGGTGAAGGACGGGTTCGTGCTGCCCGTCTGCAACCCGAAGTCGTATCCCGCCACCGGGTCGGAGGTGAATGCGGCAGGACCGCCGCCCTGAAGGACGACGATCGGGTAGTCAGGGTCCTCGATGACGTTGACGCCGACAAGGCTCTGCCCGATAGCGTCCTCCGCCGTCTCGCCGGAACGGACGGACAGGAACGGCCCGGTAAGCATGACCTGCGGGGTGTTGAACGCAGTCTCCTCCTGCGGCTCGTCCATCGACATTTCCAGCCGGATGTCCCGCATCATCACTTCCGCGAGATTCGGCTGGAGAACTGGTCCGAAGGTGAGGCTGGTGTTGATCCGCTGCGTCGCGGCATCCTGATTGCTCGGATTCAGTCCGACCGACTTGTACCCGGTAGCGGACTGCCCGTCCACGCCTGATGTTAGGTCGCGGTCGAACCAGCCCATGTAACCGCCGCTGCTGCCGAACGCGAGGATCGAGGCCCGAGCCTCTCCGGTCGGGAACTCGCCGCAGCATGTCGGGGCGCGGAAGATTGGCCACCCGGTCTGGATCGGCCAGAACGAGTCGGTCGGCTGGTTGTAGAGCAGGTGAATGCTGGTGTCGGGCATGTCGATGCGCGACATCATGCAGTAGATGTTCTGTGCCTCGGCGTCGTAGCCGAGAACGCAGTTCAGGTCGTCGAAGTCCTGCCGCTGGAAGTACGAGTCGAGTTTCCCGCTCGTCACCCTCCCGCTCTTGGTGATCTGGAACTCGTTCGGTACGACCCGGTAGAGCCCGTCCTGCGACATCATGTAGATGACCTGCGAGTCACTCGAACACCAAGCCCGTGCGGAGACGACGCCGACCGTCCGAGAAAGTTCTATCATCCGTGCGGAGTCCACCACCGGATCCGCCGTGAGGTACGTCGATCCGTGCCGGGTGGCGAGCATCAGCCCGCTTTCACCGACTGGAATCAACGCGATGATCGGATCTCCGACCAGCCCGAACCGCGTCGAGGACGATCCTGCCAAGGCATCGTGCGATGAAGACGACGTTGGGTTCCAGTCCTCCGGGTCGTTGATGTGGCACAGGAACCAGTTGGTAGGAGAATCTTTCCATCCGCTCAAGGCAAGGCGTCCACCGAACCTGACGAGCAGGTTCGCACGGTTGCCTGACTCGTTTCCGGGACTTCCTGCGCCGCTTGATGGCTTCACGTCCTGCTCGGCACCAGCCCACAACACGACGGTCGGCGTCGCAGCGGTCACGTCCAACTTGCGGTAGCAGAACCCGTCAGCGATGTAGAGGTACTGCCCAAACACCGCCGTCCCGACGTACCCTGTCGTCTTCAGTTTCTTGGTCGGCGTCTGCGTGAGCAGGGTCGGGCTGGTGCTGCCGGGGTCGATGAGGTACACCTGCCCACCTGCGATGACGAAGCACCGCTGCTTCAGCGTGCCACCGACGTAGGCATCGGCACGCACGATCGCCTGCACCTCGCGGGTGACGGCTGGTGACGTGTCATTAAACTCGAACGCGCCGAGCAGCGGTCTGCGCTGCCCGAGCCGCAACTTTCCCTTGTAGGTGTCGTACGGGACGACGTTCATCGCGTCGAACGTGAAGCCCGACGGGAGCGCGGAGAACGCGCTGTCCACGTTGATGCCTCGGTACGGGAGCGTGACGGGAACGTATGGCATCAGGCAGTCCTGATTGCGATGAACAGAAAGCGGCCCAGAAAGTAACCGTTGTTGTTTCCAGTCAAATTATTATTATTCGCTGTACTTGAGGTGATTCCGGGCGAGTCCGTAACAGTAAAGTCTCCAGATGTGTTTGTTCCGGCACGGATCAGCGTCCACGTTCCGCCAGTTGCCGATTTCGGGCGCAGGTAGTAACTTGTTCCTCCTGACGTTATCGCGACTGTCTCAAGCAGATTCAGAAAATCAAACTCTGTTGTGCTGTTGTCTTGCGCCCAACCGAATGTCAGGCATCCGATCTGATTGATTTCGGAGTAGTAATCCGTCTTCGTCTCGGAAGCAATGTTGCCGAGCGCGAGCCACGTCGACACGTTCGTCTTCGACACTTCCTGAACCGCGCCCGTGGTCGTCCTGCCGAGCAGCGCGCCGCCTGCCGTCGCGATGTCGATGAGCGAGGCAAGCGGGATCGTGTCCGCCGTCAGGCTCGCGCCGGAACCGCTGAACGTCGTCGCCGTGCATGTCCCGGTAATCGTCGCGCCGGAGGCAGTCGCCTCGATGCGCGTCGTGTTGTCTACGGACAGCCGAACGGACGACGATCCTGCGACGTTGTTCGGATCCGCAGCAATCGTGACGCGCCCCGTATTGTCCGAACTGATCTCTCCGTAAGCAGTCGCCGCGCCGTCGCTGTCGCGGATGATGATTGACGGGGCCGAGGACTCGACGTGGAGTTCCGCGAGCGGGTTTGCCGTACCGATGCCGAACTCGTTCGGAAGCACCGTGGCCGTGGTCGTGCCGTCGACAACGAACTGGATCTTCGATACGTTTGATGTTCCCGTGTTGTTTCCGGCATCGGCGTTGATCGTGATTGTCCCGTCGGCGTTGTCCGCGCTGATCGTCGAGTGCGTGCTTGCCGCCGATGCGGTGTCCCTGAAGCGGATAACTGGTGCAGTGCTTTCGAGATGGAGCAACGACAGTGGGGTGGTCGTCCCGATTCCGACCTCGCCCGCCGAGTCAATGGTCACGCGATCCGTGTTGTTCGTCCCGAGCCGCAGATCGGCGTTCTCGACGTTCGTGATGAAGGCATCGTTGTTCGTGGACTTGACGACGAGCCCGCCGCTTCCGCCCGTCGTTCCGCTGTTGACGAGGTTGATGTCCGCGGTCGTGGTCGGGGAGACGATGTGCAGTGACGAGGCAGGTGACGGTGTCCCGATACCGACCTGTGTGTCCTTCGTCACCGTCACCTGCGTCGTGTTGTCGACCGCGAACTGGATCTTCGACGCACCCGTTGTTCCGCTGGCATTGTTCGCGTCAGCGGAGATGACGAGAGTTCCGTCCGTCGCGTTCGCGTTGATCTGCGAGTAGATTCCTGCACCGGAATCCGTGTCGCGCAGACGGATGATCGGGCTCGATCCCTCGATATGCAACTTGTCGAGCGGGGTCGACGTGCCGATGCCGACGCGGTCGTTGGTCTGGTCGACGACGATGCGCGACCGCGTGGTCGAGGTGTTGGTGGTCGGCTTCGTCCCGGTGAAGTACGGCATCTGGTACGGGAGGTCGTTCCACGCACGGGTGCCGTCACCGACCTTGAAGTTCCCGGTGTCCGTCTCGTACCCGATCTCCCCCTCGAGGAGGGTCGGGTTGGCGGTTCCGGCGGCCCAGTCAGCCGCCGTGCCGCGCCGAATCTGCAACTTGATTGCCATTGCCTATGTCCCTTTCAGAACTGCTTCTTGGACCGGATGACGTACCCGGCGACGAAGCCGACGGCACCGCACAGCAGCGAGAAGAACAGAGAACCGAGAAACGAGGAGAAGTCAGCAAGCATCTGTCTGGGCCTTTCTCTTTGACCAAGCCTTCTTGAAAGCGGCGTCGAACATCGGGTCCGACCCGCGCTTCGACGCGATGAACTCGCGTGGATTCTCCGACGACGCATCGGAAAGCATGTCGGCGGCCATCTCCGCCTCGCGGACCTTCCTGCGTGGAATCCACCCGATAGCGACCCTGATGGCCGTCCCGATCCCGGTGTTCCACAGGATGAAGGCCACGGCGACGACGATCAGCGCGAGGAACCCGAGCCCCATCATGCTCATCCATGCCGGGATCTGGTCCTCGACCTTCGGGAGTTCCGAGTGGATGTCGGCCGCCAGCCCATAGATCGTCTCCGAATGGGAGATGACGCGCATATCTCCCGAGTCGCGCCCGATGGCGGACAGGTCCTTCGCCTCGCGCTGGATGGCGCTGGCGTTCGATGCGATCCGCTCCGACGCGGAGCAGCCGAACAGGAGGAGGTTAGCGGCGATCAGCCTCAAGTTTGCTCTCGATCTTGTGGAGTCTGTCGGACATCATCTCCTGCTGCGTGACGACCCGCATCAGAAGCCTGTCGTGGTGGATGAAGGCGGCAAGGACGCCAGCGAGGACGGTGATGGTGATGCCGACAATGGCGATCCAGTCTCGGGCGGACAGGCGAACGGTGGTCTGGGTCTTCTCGATGGTCATGGCTCTGCTTCTCACGCAAACACCCTGTATGGAATCCCCGGCGTCGGGGTGAACGTCGGCAGCGCCTCGACCTGCTCCTCGGTCAACTCGAAGGTCACCCGGATGTTGGCGTGGTAGCGGTTGTCGCTTGGCCGGATGACCTCGCCCTCGGGGTCGAGTTTGGCGGGGATCGGCCCGATGCGGTCCACATAGCAGCCCGGGACGGGCATGAGCGCGATCTCGCCCTCGCCCTGATCGACCTCGACCAGCAGTCCTGCGGCTTCCAGCGCATCGTCCATCTGCGCCTCGGTGTCGGTGCGGAGCATGTAGTCGGTCATGTGGTGATGCTCTGGAGTTGGGCGTTGGGAAGGCGGGTCGGCCAGTACTTGAACACGCGGATGCAACCATTCATCTGCGTTACGCTCGATGAATCACGCGCTCCGATGGTGAGTTTCGCAATGGTTGTCGGCAACGCACCAGCGGTATCTGTCGATGGTGCGCCGCCATTGACGCTGACCGCGTAATCGTTCACCGCATACGCAGCAGCGATCTTCGCTGCACTTGCCGTTCCCGTTCCGATCTGCGCGACAAATGTTCCAGACGAATACACATTCAGCAGGAATCCACCACCCTCAAATATCTGATCGTTGATTCCGCTGGTTGGCATGAACGAATACGAACGGCCGCCAGTTCCAATTCTGGTTCCCGTATCAACATAGATCGTCCCCGCGCTGGCATTGAATCCCATCGTCGTGAGGTTGAGGAGTTCGCAGTTGTCCACATTCCTCGTCCCCTGACTCGCGCCCGTGGGGATGTACGAGGAGGCACCGGAGCCCTGCTCGACCTGACAGCCCCACAGCGCAAGTCCGTTGCTCGTTGATCCGGCGAAGGTGTCGTCGGTTGCCGTGGTGCTGCTGGCGCGGTTGATCTGTAGGTATATCGTCTGGTTGGTCACATAGGTGCCAACAAGCGTCACGCGATACCAGTTGTTCGGGTACTTCACCCATGTCCCGGCGCGATTCGCTGCTGTTCCCGATGTCGCCACGGCCGAGCCGCTTGCTCCAGTTTGGACGGCAGGGTCGAGATCAAACAATGCGCCTGCGCCCATGTAGTTGGCTGCGTTGACATACAGACGGCGAGGCGTATTGGTATCCAGCACCTTTGCCCATACGCTGATCGAAATCGCTCCGGCCGACCCTGTCACCGACGTGCTGATACGGTGAATCTGGTTGTCCGTGGTTTCGTTGAACTGGTATGCGGAGGTGCCGCCATCCGGCCCCGTGATTTGCGTGGCATTGCGGGTGACATAGGTGTTGTAATTCCATAGGGTTCCGCTGCCGCTCGTCGCAAACGACTCGCTCCAGTTGACGCTATTGACACTCTGCCCCTCAATCAGCAGCCCTCGCGGAGCCCGCGTGGTCGGGTCGTGGTCGAAGCGGGGTCCGTAGTATCCAGCGGTAGTGCTGCTATTGGCGAAGTACGCGGGCTGCGTGAAATTTCCCGGAACGCTGCGCGGCAGCGTGAACTCGCAAACGCCATTGGAAATGTTCGCTCCCGTGCATCCAATTCCGATTCTTACTGCATGGCTTCCGATTGTCGTGGCAGTCCAGACAATCGTAATTAGT